AGATTGTGAGAAAAGCCTTATGGATCAGTATGTTGCGAGGCTGCGATCTAAATGATCTAAATAATCTACGGAAAAAACGTATAGGGCAACCCTAGTGAGTTGGGGGATATGGCTCTGTATAGTTACAACATCAATCAAAAATCACCGTGAAAGGGACATACTAATTATACTAGATTATCTAGATTATATAGATCGCAATCTGTGGATAACTTCCAGCATCCCGTGGCAAATCAACGACTTACAAAACGTAAAGTGTAAACTTGACTAATACTATACATACACATTTTCGCCAATGCCGCGTAGATTATGTAGATCGCACACGGCTAACACCTTGATTCCATTGCGCTTTTCCCCCATTTTATGCTTCGACCATTCGCATCGCATCATGTGCGCGTGCTATCGCCCCCCGACGTATGGAGAGGCGAAGCCTCTCAACAGCAAGCCGTGAACGTGTGCGCAACGCGTGCAACGCGGGTGGCCGCGCAGAGCAGCAAAAAGGCCCGGCATCCTTTCGGACACCGGGCCAGAGGGTCAGTACATTCGCAGTTGCTGCTTCAGGTCGTTGAGGTGGCGCTGCATCGCCGCCATCCGCTGCCGAGTGCGCGGGTCCATCGGGAAGCCGCCGCAGTCGTGCATCAACTCGACCATTCGCTCAGAGACGTTCTGGTACTCGGCCCGGAGGCGTTCGATCCAAGGATGCTCAGTCTCCTCGGGCTGTTCACGCTGGACCGCATCCTGAGTGGCTTCAAGGAAGCCGTAATCGTTCACGGTAGGCATTGTTGCTAAGTCTCGATTGGGTTGAAGATGGGAGCCGGTGTCAGTCCCGGCTCCCCGTTTGCCTCAAGCGTCCAGCTAGTGGGTTAGAACTTGAACTTGGCTTTGCCGCCGCTGGTGGACTTGGCGTCCGGATCAGCGAAAGCGATGGCCAACTTGCCGAAGTTGTGGCCGACCTTGGCCACCTTGCCAGCGGGCACCTTGCCCGCCTTGGTGACGGAAGCGATGAACGAAGTGTTGAACTTGTCACGCAACTCCGTCGCTTCCTTCTGTTTCGCCCTGCAAGCCGTCAGCATCTTCTGCTGGTCAGCCGTGAGGGAACCTTCATCGACTTCGAACCAACTAAGCTTTTCGCTCATGGTAGTCTCCAGTTGTTAAAGTCGCTGGGGCGCTTGAGGCTTTGGCGAGTCGGCTTTGCTGCCGACGATTCAAAGCTCTCACAACTATGCAGGAATGTAAAGTTTAGGCTCGATTCGCGGCGATCCGGGCGGATCGGCAGCGCGAGCGGCGCGAGCGGCGCGACCGCGCCGGGCCGGGAGGGGGGCACATGGATTGCGTTTCTTGACCGCCCCCCTATTTGTAGTATCCCGCTCACCGCACGACCTACTTTTTAGTCGTGTATAGTTTCTTTATACACTTGACCCTTCCCGCCCTCTCAGGCATAAGACTTCCGGTGTCTCAACCCTCGCGCAGCTTCAATCTGGAGCCACTATGACCCTCAATTTCCGGGCCTTCCTCGTGGGCCTCGCCACCCTCGCGCTGGCCATTTTCGTCTGTACCAAGACCTCCCACGCGCAGACGGCCCCGACCGTCACGCTGTCGGCCAACCCAACGACGGGCATCAGCCCGCTCTCAGTGACGCTGACTTGGGGTTCGACCAACGCCCAGTCCTGCGTGGCCACGGGCGGCTGGACCGGCACCAAGGCGCTCTCGGGCACCGAGACCATCACCGGCCTGACGGCGAACCGAACCTTCACGCTGACCTGTGGTGCCGCGACCGGCTCCGCGACCCTGACATGGGTGGCCCCGACGCAGAACACGGACGGCAGCGCCATCCCCGCGACGGGCACTGGCTCACTGGCCGGGTTCGAACTGCTGCACGCAACGACGGCGGCGGGCGTGCCCACGGCGACACCCATCGTGGTCAACAACAAGGCAGCGACTACCTACACCATCACTGGCCTGCCTGCCGGGGTGCGCTACTACGCGGCCAAGGCGTTCAACACCGAGGGCGTGCGCTCTGACCTGTCGGGTACGGTGAACAACACCATCGTCCTGCCCTCTGCCTCGGCCAACGCCTCCGTCACCGTGAACGTCAAGCCGAACCCGCCTGTGCTGAGTTCCACTATCACCGTGGCGTACGAACTGAACGGCATCAAGAACGACGGCACCGTGCTGCTCGGGCGTGATGTCGGCACGATTGCGCTCGGTGCGCCGTGCCTCGACTACCCGTTCGAAACCAACAAGGGCACGTACTACGGCATCGAGCGCGAGAACGTCGAGTTCTATCGCACGCCGAAATCCTCGATGGTCGTGACCAAGTGTGTGAAAACGGGCTGAGTTGACCGGCCCCCGCCGACGAGATCTTCTGGCAAGGTTGCACGCGGCATCCCCCTGACGCGTGGGAATTTGACTCGGATCTCAACGCCCTTTCGTCGGCGGGGGCCACCTCGACATGCCAAGATGGAAACGTCCGGACAGACCTTGGAAGTACACCCTCGGAGCCGACTGGTCGGGTCACTCCGAGGAGACCCGGCGCAACGTCGAGGCGCTGCTGGCCTACCTGACGTACGAATCACGGGATGAGTTCGTGCGCGACTACGACTCCCCCATCGGGCAGTTTGCGCTGCGGCGCTTAAACCGAAATCAGTAAACCGGCAGTATTCGCTGTTCCCGAATTGCGAATGCTGGACAACATCCTCTGACGCGGCTACCTTCCACGCATGGATAGCAGCCCGCTCATCAGCCGCGCAGTCAAGTGGTCCGACCGCTTGGCGTTCGACGTTGCCCTGACGCTGGAAGGCTCGGGCGAGTCGATGCAGGAACTGATGCAGCGGCATCGCATCACGGCACAAGATGTTCTTGAGTTCAATGCCGACACGTTGTTTCTCAGGAAAGTCGATCACTACCGGGGTGAGATCCGCGACAAGGGCATGACCTTCCGCATGAAGGCGCGGGCGCAGGCGGAAGAACTCCTGACCACCTCATGGCTGCTGATCCACGATCCGGCAGTCTCCCCCGCCGTCAAAGCCGACCTGATCAAGTCCACCGTCAAGTGGGGCGATCTGGAACCGAAGGTGAGCGCCAATGCAGGCGAAGCCTCGGGCGGCGTCCGCATCACCATCAACCTTGGAAACAGGCCGGAAGATGCCAGAGTCATCGAACACGAACCTCTTGCAGAGCTTGAAAGCCCGGTTCACGACGCAGCATGACGGCTACCCGGCAGCCGTGTTCGACAACTCGGTTGCGTTCAACAACTTCACGATGACCCTGAAATCGCAGGGGCTTTCGTACACGACCAAGATTCGCAAGGCCAAGCGCACGCGGGGCCGCGAACTGATCGTGATGCTGGTGGGCAATGGCACTTGACATCAACTACACCCCGCCGCCGACCATCGAACGCTTCATGGCGTCCGACGCGAAGATGCGCGTCATCATGGGGCCGGTCGGCTCCGGCAAGTCGGTAGGGTCGTCGTTCGAAATCGTCCGTCGCGCCAGCCAGCAGCAACCGGGACAGACGGGTAAGCGGCGCACGCGCTTCGCGGTCGTCCGTGAAACTGCACGCCAGTTGCAGGACACGACGATCAAGACGTTCCTCGACTGGTTTCCGCCCGGTCCGTGCGGCAACTTCATGCGGACGACCAAGACCTACTTCTTCAGCGTGGGCGATGTGGAATGCGAGGTCATGTTCCGTGCGCTCGATGACGCGGACGACGTTGCCAACCTGAACTCGCTGGAACTCACGGGCGCTTGGTTCAACGAGTGCCGCGACATCCACCCCGACATCATCGACGCGATGTCCAAGCGTATCGGGCGCTTCCCGTCCGCGAAGGACGGAGGCCCGACATGGTTCGGGATGTGGGGCGACACCAACCCGCCGACGATGGACAGTTGGTGGTACTACCAAATGGAACACATCGACCCGAAGGACGGTGTGTCGCCCAACGACAACGGCTGGGAAGTGTTCAAGCAACCTTCGGGCCGGAGTCCCTATGCCGAGAACATCGAGAATCTGCCCGAGGGCTACTACGACACGCAGGGCCGCAGCGACGAGTACATCCGCGTCTACATCGACGGCGAGTATGGGCTGTCGTCCAGTGGCCAGCCCGTCTACAAGTACTTCCGCACGGACTATCACATCGCCAAGGGTCCGCTACGACACATCGCTAACGGGATCCGCCCACTCGTTATTGGCATGGACTTGGGCCTGACGCCCGCTGCTGTCATTGGGCAGAACGATCCGCGTGGCCGCGCACTGGTGCTGGACGAGGTCGTGAGCTACGACATGGGCATCCAGCGCTTCATCCGCACGCTGCTGAAGCCGAAAATCTACGAGCGGTTCGGTGGTTCACCTGTCCTCGTCGTCGTGGATCCTGCGGGCCTGCAGCGTGCGCAGACTGACGAGCGCAGCGCGGTGGACATCATCAAGGCCGAGGGGTTGAAGGTCATCCCGGCCAAGACCAACAGTATCTCGGCACGCATCAACGCGGTGGACGAGTACCTGATGCGTCAGGTGGACGGCGACCCGGCGTTCCTGATGGATCCGCGCTGCACATCGCTCAAGGCGGCGATGATGGGTGGATACCGCTACAAGCCGAAGGAGGAGCTTGTCATCGACAAGAACCGCCATTCGCACATCGCGGAAGCCTTGCAGTATCTCATGCTGCACATCACAGCGAGCGGTGGAAGTCACCTTGCACAACGGCGCGAGGTCAGGCAGATTAGTGCGGGCGGGTGGACCTAGACCCTCCATCCCGTCGTTCATCGAGTGGTTCCTTTTTGGTTGTCACCTAGCTTGGCCCCGGCCTAACACGCCGGGGCTTTTTTCTGCCTAGACTTGACACCTACCAACTTCCTGTTAGAAAGCATGTCCAATGGCCGGACTGCAATTCCTACGCGTGGTCAACAACGACCAGCTTGCTGCACAGGAGCAAGCTGAGCAGCGTGCTTTGGATGAGCGGCAGAACCAACCAGTCATCATCGGGCTGGTGGGCTACCTGCGTCAGTGCTGGGATGCGGCACTCATCGCCAAGAAGCCCATCGAAGACGAGATGCTGAAGGCGCTCCGGCAGCGCAACGGCGAGTACGAACCTGACAAGCTCAGCCTGATCCGCAAGCAGGGCGGCTCCGAGATCTACATGATGATCACGGAGGTAAAGTGCCGGGCAGCCGAGTCATGGCTGCGTGACATCCTGCTCGACACGGGGATGCCCCCGTGGAGTCTGTGCGCCACACCCATCCCCGAGCTTTCACCGACTCAGGAACGTGAGATCCAGCAGATCTTCGCGGAGAAGGTGCTGAGCATCGTGCAGATCGACGGACGCGCTCCGACGCGTGCGGAGATGGCCGAGATGAAGGAGATGGTGGCGCAGGACTACCGCTTCTCCGTCTTGCAGGCGGCGCAGGCCAAAGCCGACAAGATGGCCACCAAGATCGAGGATCAGTTCGCGCAGGGCGGGTGGGAGAAGGCGTTCAACGACTTCATCACCGACCTCGTGACCTACCCTGCTGCGTTCGTGAAGGGGCCAATCGTGCGCCGTCAGCGGGTGCTGGGCTGGAAAACGCTGCCCAGTGGTCAGACGGTGATCGACCCCATCGAGCGGCTGGGACCGGAATACGAGCGCGTGGATCCGTTCCGGATCTACCCCGAGCCGGGCATCACGGACATCAAAGACGGGTATCTTTTCGAGCATCATCCGCTTACTCGGATGGATCTGGCCGATCTCATCGGCGTCCCCGGCTACGACGATGACGCCATCCGTGCCGTGCTGGACATCGGCAACGGTCAGTCGTGGGTCAACACCTCGCTCAATCCCAGCAAGGACGAGGCCGAGCGCAAGTTCTATACCGAGCGCCGCCCGACTGAGGTGTACGACGCACTGGAATTTTGGGGCAAGGTCAGCGGCAAGATGCTCGTTGAGTGGGGGCTGTCGGCTGAAGAAGTTCCCGACGAAGCGAGAGAGTACGACGCCAACGTGTGGGTGGTCGGCAACTACGTCATCAAGGCGGTGTTGAACTACGACCCGCTGGGCGAGAAGCCGTACGCCAAGACCTCGTTCATCAAGTGCCCCGGCGCGTTTTGGGGCAAGGGCATCCCGAAGATCATCGAGGATCTGCAGGGCGTGTGTAACGCTGCTGCGCGGGCGCTCGTCAACAACATGGGCATCGCCTCGGGGCCGCAGGTTGAAGTCAACCTTGAGCGTCTGCCGCCCAACGAGGATGTGACCCAGCTTACCCCGTGGAAGATCTGGCAGGTGCTGAACGATCCGGCTGGATCCAGCGCTCCTGCGATCCGGTTCACGCAGCCTGATTCGCGTGCTGCGGAGCTGATGGGTGTCTACGAGAAATTCAGCCGACTGGCAGATGACCAGTCTGGCATCCCGGCTTACATCTACGGCGACACCGACGTACAGGGCGCAGGGCGCACCTCGTCGGGGCTGTCGATGCTGATGGGCGCGGCGGGCAAGAGCATCCGCCAAGTCGTCATGCACATCGACATGGACGTAGTGAAGCCCATCGTCACGCGCCAGTTCGTCTACAACATGCGCTACGACGAGGATGAAAGCATCAAGGGCGACGTTGAAGTGGTGGCCAAGGGTGCCATCAACCTCGCGGTCAAGGAGACCGTCAACGTGCGCCGCATCGAGTTCCTGAACGCAACCGCCAATGAGTTCGACATGCCAATCATTGGTCAGGAAGGCCGCGCCGCGATCTTGCGCGAAGTGGCCAAGGGGTTGCAGATGAACGTGGAGGACGTTGTCCCGTCTCGGGAGAAGGCTGCGTATCAAGGCAGACAGCAGGCGATGCTCGCGGCGGCACAGCCGCAGCAGCAGGCCGGACCTGTACCGACGCAGCCTGATGGCTCTCCCAAAGGTGGGATGGACGGCAACACGGTCAGTAATCGCGTGAGTGGGATGGCCTGATGATCAAGCCAGACCCACAGGTGATCAAGGCTTTCGGCCTGTTCATCCGCCAGCATCCGGAAGCTCTGGAGTGGCTGGAGGGTGAATACCGCCGCGAGTTGGAACATCTACCCAACGCGATCAACAACGCGGCAGTGTTTCAGGGACGCTGCCAAGTGTGGGGGGAGCTTGTGAAGCTCCTCCGCGAGTTCCCTGCAATGGCGGCAAAGCTGTAGAGCAGCAGCCGTTAATCACGCATACCGATAGGAGCGTTCAACATGGCCCTTCCCGAGCAGATTCGTAAGCAGTCCGAGGCAGTACAGGAACTGTACAAGCAGATGGCCGATGATCAGCCTGACGGCGCGAAGCCCGATGGTGACACGCCGCCTGCAGATGGTGGTTCTGCGCCTGCTGCCGACGCGCAGCCTGCGAGTCAAGATGCTCCCCCTCCGGTTGTTGAGCAGCAGCCAGAGGGTAACAAGCCCCCGGAAGAAACTGTCCTGCAGAAGTACAAGACGCTGCAGGGCATGTACAACGCCGAGGTTCCGCGTCTGCACCAGCAGAACCGGGAACTCAATGGGCGGCTTCAACAGCTTGAACAACTGCTTGCGTCGATGCAGTCGGCGCAGTCGCAGAAGCCCGCAGAACAGGCACCGCAGAAACTCGTCTCCGAGAAGGATGTCGAGGAGTACGGCGAGTCGCTTGATGTGATGCGCAAAGTCAGCCGTGAGGAGATGGCACCCATCTTCCAGCGCCTGACAGCCATCGAGGGCTTCCTCCAGCAGATGCAGACCAACGTGGTGCCACAGGTTCAACAGGTGGCGCACCGTCAGGCGGTGTCGGCTGAGCAGGCGTTTTGGGCTGGTCTGTCTGATGCCGTGTCCAACTGGCGGGAAATCAACGACAACCCCGACTTCCAGTCGTGGCTGTTGGAGACCGATCCGCTGACTGGTATCACGCGTCAGACGTACCTTGAGGACGCACAGCGGGCGCTCGACGCCCAGCGTGTTGCCAACTTCTTCCGCGAGTGGCTTGCCCGAACTGGGCAGGGCACCGTTGCTCAATCCACAGGTCGTGCTTCTGCATCGTCTGAGTTGGAACGTCAGGTTGCTCCCGGTCGCTCAAAGAGCACCGGAAACCCGGCGCAGTCCAAGGGCAAGATGTGGACTCCCGAGGAAATTCAGGGCTTCTTCAACCAAGTCCGCCAAGGGAAGTTCAAGGGCCGCGAGGCAGAGCGTGACCGAATCGAGCGCGATATCTTCGCTGCACAGCGCGAGAATCGCATCCAAGCAAATGCCTGATTAACGGAGACCCATCATGGCTTACCCTGTTGTTTCTGGCCGCCCGAATTACAGCGGCAATTTCATCCCCGAGATCTGGTCGGGGAAGCTGATCGAGAACTTCTACGACGCCACCGTCCTGTCGGCCATTTCGAACACCGACTACGAGGGCGAGATTCGTCAGTACGGTGACACGGTGAACATCCGTACGTCGCCGGAAGTGACGATCCGCGAGTACGTCAAGGGCCAGACCCTTCAGGTCGAGACCCCGGACAAGCCGAAGATTCAGTTGCTCATCGACAAGGGCGAGTACTTCGCCTGCGTCGAGGACGACATCGACAAGGTGCAGTCCGACATCGCCATGATGGACACATGGTCGAAGGACGCGTCCGAGAAGATGAAGATCAAGATCGACCAGCGCGTGCTGGTTGACCTCCTGCCCGGCGTGGGTGCCTTCAACAAGGGCCTGACGGCTGGTGAGCAGTCGCAGTCGTTCGACCTCGGCGTGACCGGCACCCCGCAGTTCTTGGGTCAGGTCGCCACGGGCACGGGCACGGGCGCGGATGCCAGCAACAAGTACAGTGTCACCGATTTCATCGTGGACATGGGTACGGTGCTGGATGAAGCGAATGCCCCAGAGTCGGGCCGCTTCCTCGTCATCCCGGCGAAGATGGCCAACCTGATCAAGAAGTCGGAACTGAAGGACGCTTCGCTCTCGGGCGACGGCACCTCGGTCCTGCGCAATGGTCGGCTGGGCATGATCGACCGCTTCACGCTGTACGTCAGCCACAACCTGTACCGGAACGGCGCTGAGTACAGCGTCATCGCCGGTCACAAGATGGGCTTCACGTTCGCCTCGCAGATGACCAACATGGAGACGCTGCGTGCCGAGTCCACCTTCGGCAACATCATCCGTGGTCTGCAGGTGTACGGCTACAAGGTCGTGAAGCCGGAAGCCCTCGCTGTCGGCGTCGTCTCGTTCTAATCCAGACTCAAGGGAGTATTTTTCATGGCTACTTACACTGATACCCTTGGGTTCAACAAGGGCGTTGCCGGGTTCGACGCGAAGAACCCGTTCGTTGTCTCCAAGCTGGAGGTGACGCTGGACTTCGCCAAGATCATCGCGGCTCGCGCTGCGGCGGGTGCGACGGCTCTGGCGGCGCTCGATGTGCTGGAAGTGCTGCGTATCCCGGCAGGCTCGCTGCTGCTGGGCGCGGGCCTGCAGGTGCTGTCGGCGGAAACCGTCAACACGACGGGTACGCTCGACCTCACCAACGGCGCGTCGGCACTGGCGATCAACGCTCTGGCGTTCGAATCGAACGCTCTGGCGGCTCCGGTCGTCTACAACGCGGCGGATACGCTGGACATCACGATCAACACGGCGGCTCCGACCAATGCCGTGGTTCGTGCGTTCGCTATCGTGGCCAACCTCCTGTGAGGTAAACGAAGGGGGGCCGGTTGGCCCCCCTTCTCTCGTAGGAGAATACGATGCCTGCAAAGCGGATTCCGGAGCTTCCAACGCTGACCGGGGCTGGATCAGTTGCGGGCGACTCCCTGCTGATCTACGACGCTGACCTTGACACGACCAAGCGCATCACCCGCGCTGAACTGGCGATTGCTATAGCAGCAGATCTTCCTGCGCTACCCACGCTGGGTACGATTGCTTCGCAGGATGCTGATGCCGTTGCCATCACTGGTGGTACGATTTCGGGCGTTGCGCTTAGTGGTCTGACTGCGCCGCTTTCCGTTGCTGATGGCGGTACAGGTT